AAATTAGATATGGTACTCGGGAAGATACAATTATGTTACAACCCCGAGACTTATTCATCTTTCCAAGTTATGTCGAACACTGTGTGACACCAATTTCTTTGTTGCCTGAAACCGACAAATCAGATATGATGAATGGTAGAATTTCAATCAGCAAGTTCATTAAGCTAGTGTGAGGTGATTATGTCAATTAAAGATAAACTTATCAAGAACTCGACCATTGAGTACACATCTACTCTAACAGACTCCAAGATCTTCACAAAAAAGGATATGATTCCAACTAGTGTGCCAATGATTAATGTGGCATTGTCTGGTTCGATTGATGGTGGCATCACACCAGGCCTAACAATGTTAGCTGGGCCATCAAAGCATTTTAAGACTGGGTTTGGTCTATTGTTCTGTGCTGCATACCTTAAAAAGTATCCGGATGCAGCTATTTTGTTTTATGATTCAGAGTTTGGTACACCTCAGGCTTATTTCCAGACATTTGGTATTCCTCTGGATTCAGTAATCCATACTCCAATTACAGATATTGAAGAGCTCAAGTTTGATATTATGCAGCAGCTCAAGAATATTGAGCGTGGTGATCATGTGATGATCATTATTGACTCTATTGGTAATCTAGCTTCAAAGAAGGAAGTCGATGATGCTCTTGAGCAGAAGGCAGTTGCCGATATGTCCAGAGCAAAGCAGCTAAAGTCACTGTTCCGAATGATTACACCTCATCTCACTCTCAAGGATATTCCACTAACTTGTATTAACCATACGTACAAGGAAATTGGAATGTTTCCAAAGGATATTGTTGGTGGTGGTACTGGTTCGTATTATGGTTCAGACAATATTTGGATCATCGGTCGCCAACAAGACAAGGATGATGGCGAAATTGCCGGTTATCATTTCGTAATTAATATTGAGAAGTCTCGTTATGTAAAAGAGAAGTCCAAGATTCCAATTACGCTTTCATTTGAGGGCGGTATTAACAAATGGTCGGGTCTGTTTGATGTTGCACTAGAAGGCAACTATATTGCTTCTTCAAAAAAGGGTTGGTATACACTAGTTGATAAGAAGACTGGTGAGATTGGTGAAAAGAACTTTAGAGCTTCTGATGTAATTGACAACAAGCAGTTTTGGCTTGACCTCTTCAAGTCAACTGACTTCAATCAGTATATTGAATCCAGATACAAGCTATCCAACAATGCAATTCTAAAAGAAGATGATGATGAGTAATTTTGAAAGTATTGTTCTAAACAATCTAGTAACCAGCGATGAGTACATGAGAAAGGTGGTTCCCTTTCTCAAGCTGGACTATTTTCAGGACAAAACAAACAAGCTAGTATTCCAGCTGATTGAGGAGTATTCCAAGAAGTATAACAAGCCACCAACAATGTCGGCGTTGATGGTTGATCTTGCAAATACGACTGGTGTCAACGAAGATACTTTCAAGCAAGCTAAAGAGCTTATTCAGACATTTAATGCCCAGGTTGATTGTGACTTTACATGGCTTGTAGATCAGACTGAAAAGTTCTGTAAGGATAAAGCTATATACAATGCGATCATGGAATCGATCAAAATTATCGATAACAAAGGTGGCCAGCAGCAAGCTGGTAATATTCCAAAGCTACTGAGTGATGCACTTGCTGTGTCATTTGACACTCACGTAGGCCATAACTATTTGGAAGATAGTGATGAACGGTTTTTGTTCCACCGTAGTAAGGAATATAAGATCCCATTCAATCTGAACTATTTTAACACGATTACAAATGGTGGACTACCTAGAAAAACATTAAATGTTGCACTAGCTGGTACTGGTGTTGGTAAGACTTTGTTCATGTGTCACTGTGCTGCTGACAATTTTGTTCAAGGTCTAAATGTATTGTACATAACCCTAGAAATGGCAGAAGAACGAATTGCAGAACGAATCGATGCCAATTTGCTCGACTGTACAATGGATGAACTAAAGCTGATTCCAAAGGAAGTTTATGACAAGAAGATTCAGCGAGTACGAGACAAGACAGCTGGCAAACTCATTATTAAAGAGTATCCTACAGCAACTGCTAATGCAGCAAACTTCAGGCATTTGATCAATGAATTGAAAATGAAACGCAATTTTGTGCCTGATATCATTTACATCGACTATCTGAATATCTGCACATCATCGAGGATTAAAAATGGAGCCAACGTCAATTCTTATACCTATATCAAAGCAATTGCAGAAGAACTACGAGGGCTTGCAGTGGAAAACAATGTTCCTATCATCTCTGCGACTCAAACAAATAGAGCAGGATATACGTCAAGCGACGTGGGATTGGAAGATACATCAGAATCCTTCGGACTCCCAGCCACAGCTGATTTTATGTTTGCGCTCATCAAAACAGAAGAGCTTGCTAGCCTCAATCAAATATTGGTTAAGCAGCTCAAGAATCGCTATAATGATCCAGGGCGGTGTCGTAGGTTCGTTGTTGGTGTGGATCATGCTAAAATGCGACTTTACGATTGTGAGCAATCTAGCCAAAGCGATCTTCTAG